AAGAACCATCCTTCCTTAATAACATTGGTATTAAGTATGGTACACCATTTATGATGCAACCACAAGATAGTATTGGTTTCGCTACATTAATCTTCATGTAAGCCATAGCTAAAGATGTTTTATTTACTAAACAACCCACAGACATACCCCAGTTCAAATGAAAGTCATTACCGACATACTCTATATTTGACTGCGTGTGGTAATGTCCTTGACATACCGAAGCAGACATAAGTTGTACTGACTTTACAATATTCTTAGATACCTGGTGTGCAAAGTATATTCTACCGAGTTGATTATTCTCCCAATGATACTCTTTCCATTTCCAACGAGATGATACATCAAGTATCTCATTGTAGTCTTTCAAAAAGAACTTAGACATTCCTTTTGCCATAGCTCTACGCAGTACCATAGATCCATGATTAGATTCTAGTAATAACATATCTGGATACATTTTCTCCAGTTTCTTCATCCAGAACTTACCGACTTCTAGTTCATCAGCAGCAGAAGGCAGATCTGGATTGATAACATGACTAACATTAATAGAGTGCCAATCCATCTCATCCCCTATGTTTATAACTTTATCCCAAGAATACCTAGTTTTTAGTTTGTTTAGGAAAGAAAAGCTATCAGGGTGATGATATGGTATATGTAGGTCAGAAATCACTAAAATTTTGTCCATATTTCCTGTTTTAAGGACTGTAGGACTATGTTTTAATTTTTTCGTGTATGATCTACTTCTCTTTTTTAAACTTGTCTGCGATCTTTTCACCTGATCTACCAATAGTATATCCTCCGATACCTACTAAGATAATATTTAGTAGAGAGTTTTGTACAGATTCTGGAATATTAGGTGCAGTATAACCGAACCAATGGGCAACCATCAAACCAGCAAAGACCAACATCATAATAGGTCGCCAGTTTCTTTGTAGAAAACCACCTTGTGCTTCTGTTTGTATAATTTTAGCAGCTCCTTCAAGCTCTGCAAGTTCACCAGATATAATCTTTTCTTGAACTTTTGCTTTGAGTTTGTCTGCTTCTCCTTTGTTATCAACAACCTTATCTATGGTTTTGAATACAGCTCCTGCTACAGGACCAAGTAAATTAAGCAACATCTATCTCCCTCATAGCTAATGCTAATGCCGAAGCTCTATTTGGTGTTTGACGATACCAAAGAGAATCAATCATTTCGTCAGAAGCATCAGTATATCTACCATCACTAAGTGCAGATAACATACCTTTGAATTTAGATACACCACCTTCACCCATCTGATAGACCATTTCTATTATTATTTCTTTTGCATTTGTATCTATATCAATATCACCTAGTACACGATCTGCACCCTCACAAGCAGTTTGGAAATCTTTTTCAAATAGTTTATTCCAACCTTCTTTAGTAGTGGGGATCTCTTCTCCAGGTATTATCTTGTGACCATAGCCACCAGTATCGAAACCTTCCGAACACTTATAGACATCAACTCTATAGCCTTCGTGTTTCTTTATTCGTTCTTTTAATTCCTCAAATGGCATCTACTTGTTTTTGTGTACAGAATCCTGATACATACAAATCTTTGTTTTCTCTGATACTGTATCTAAAGTTATCCACATGTGCAAGGCATTGTTGTACATTGTTAAACTCAACTTCTAGGGGTTCTACTACACAAGTGTTTTCAAGGGATGTTGTTAGTGATTGAACACAGAATATAATAACTACAAAAAACTTCATTTTATCTGGGTTATTATTAGTGCTAATAGGTTTGAGAATACAAGAAAACCTACAGACCACATGACTTTCTTAATCATACCCAGATCTTGCTCTATATGTTTGAGGTGATTAGATTTGATAATCTCGATATCCTTCTTTATTAACAGGATATCTTTTTCTAATTTATTTATTTTCTCCGACTGACTTGGCATTATCCATACTCTCTATTTTTTGTGATAGATTCAGATTCTTAAATTTATTAAGTTCTGTTGTTAGGTGCATATTCATTTCTTCTTCTTCAGTTAGTCTTAATATCTTTTTTGTTAGGTAAGTAATAAATATCTCTTGCTCATCAATTACCTTCTGTAATTTTGTTGTTTGCCTTTTGTTGGCTCTGGCTTCTTTACGCCATTTATTAACTTCTTTTTCATGTTCAGTCATTACTTTACTTTACTCATTGATCTAATAAATTCAACACCTTCTATAGTTTCTATCTGTGCTTCTACTCGTACACATTCTATTCTTGCTGTATCAGATTGCATATTCCGTGTCATAATTCTTTTCTTTTCAAGACAATCTTTTACACCATCAGTAACTGTATGTTCTATCATAGTACCACCAGAGAATAATAATAATGCTATAATTACTTTAGTTACCATTGTTTCTTACTTTATCTTTTAGTGCCTCTATATCTTTCAATGCTTTTTCCATGTCAGTTTGTAATCTTGTTATATTAACTTTGTTGTGGCTCATATCTTCTAAGTCATCAGATATATCTTCTACTTGTTCTGATACAAATTCTAATAACATATACTGTTCCTGATCTACAGGGGTTTGGTCAGCAGCTTTTACAAGGTCAGCTTCAAATAGTGTTTGCCTGGTTTCGATAGTATTTAGTCTTTCTAAAATA